TTAAGAACTTTAGTAAACACATTTGCTCATAAGAATAAATAAAAATATGAATATGAACGTAAGCGAATTCGAACGAAACAAACCAACATTAACTTACCAAGCTCTTCAGAGTACAATCCGTAAATATCAATCTCTATTAGAGAAATATCAGCATGATGGTAAAGAGCTCATCATGGAAGGTACAGATGCTAAAGCTGCAAACATCTATAGAGACTATTTAATGGAACTACAAAATATACAATCTCTATTCCTCTCAGGTCGTTAAGATGTTAGATTTATCGACATTCTGAAAGTCGCAGAATCGTAACCGGGTGTCGCTGACCGAAACCCAACACTAGCACCATCGCCAAATTTAGGAGCTCCACCTTGATCGTAACCTGCTTTATAATCTCCAATCCCTTCTGGCCTGGTAAATCCTGTTACTGCGGTATAGTTGGGATTTTTAAAATGTATATATAATGTTAAAACATCGAGGATTGATTGTAAAGTTGTATTAGCTCCTGTGGTTTTTGTTACTCCATAATCAACACCTGAAGAGTGTGTTTCTGTTATCCAGACTTGAACTCCCGCATTTTTAAATACATCCGGTGCACCGGGAATTGTATTGATTACATTTGGAACAAAATCTGCATTATTAACATTCGGGCCTTTAAAATAAGTATGATCAGAATCCCCTCTCTTGATTATCATTGCAACTGCAAATGGAATGGAATGGTTTAATGGTATTGCCGCTGATGGTACTTTATTTATGTCAGATTCCCCACCAGGATATGGTATTAATTTTATTGTTGTATCTCCTTCTGTATAAATAGTTTGACCGTAGTAATTAAAATCAAAACGGAGCCTTTTTTCGTCGTTACCGACATAGCCCTCAAGAACAACATAGTATACGTGGTAATTAGTATCCTCTGAGTCATCCCCATCGCAATCTTCACCCGCGGGGCACGGTCGCTCACATTCTCCTTTAGCTTCGTTCCACACTTCCCCTTCTTGGCACTCTTCCGGATCCGGATCCTGATGCGGAGGGTCATCACCACCGCAATCTTCCCAAGGAAGACAATCAAAACCACCACAATCTTCACCCGGTGGGCATCCAGGACTTTCACATTCATCTTTAGCTTCGTTCCATACGTAACCAGGAATCTCGCATTCTATGGGCCCTGTTTTGTCTTTCTTTCTGGGAATGCATCTCCCAGATGGCGGATCGTAATATTCATCAGGCTTACAATTAATTTTAATTACACATTCTTCTTTTTCTTTATCCCATACATACCCTGGAAGACATTCAGTATTCTTTTGACATCTAATTCTGACTCCTTTTGAATTATATACAGGGGTTGTACCTGGAGGGCATGGGTCTGGTGCTTTACATCTTCCAGCAACAGGGTCCCATACTCTTGGAGGATCACAGTCTGGATCTTCAACAGGATCCTCATGAGGTTCTATAGGTATACATTTTTGGAGCTGTTCAGACCAAATTGGTTGCTCTGGTGGGCATTCTAATTCTATACCTATGCTATCACATCCTTCAGGAGTGACAGTTGGAATAAATCTATAATATCGACCAGTGTCGGGATTTAACTTCCATGATGACTCTTTCAGGAATAAACTCGGAGGGCAATTTAATTCTATTTCCGGCACCGGTTTTTCTGGTATTACAACTGTCTCATCATCCTTAACTACATATTCTCCTCTTTCAACAATAAAGAACAATCTACGTCTACCATTTATATATTTTACAATACATGCGCCTGGATCTAATAAGTAGGTGGTAGGTATTTGTGGTCTATCTATTCTTACGTTTGGATCTGTAGTTAGTTGTCTTTCAAAGATAACATCTCTAACTTCATCGTAAAATGGAGTTATCTTGGGCAGTTCTTTAAGAATTTCCGCTCTTAATTTATTAAGAGTATCTCTGTCGCGTATATCTAAATTTTTAATTAGTACATCGTATGTATTAGTTACCTTTTCAGGTATATTAAATTTAAATACTCTATCGATAGTGTCAGTATATATTCTTTGACCGATAGGTATAGACCATACACAGTCTTTTTGAATTCTATGATAATTTATATGAGTTTGTATTTCATAGAAGTTAAGAGGTTTATCATACATACGTAATCCCCTTATCTTAATGTCTCTGAGAAAGTATTTACCTTTTTGTAGTAATCTATTAGAAAAGTTTAGATTATAGGGTGTACTTACAGCTCCAATGTATAATCCAGAGCCTAAAGGATTATCTAATATGTATTTACCAGGTTGGAAGTATTGAGTGGTATTTTTTATGCCATTGACATATAATTCCATGAACCCTTTCTTAGTACTAACGTTAACAGTAAAATGATTATATCCATTAACTAATTGTGAAATATTATAATCAATAATTGTTTCTTCTTTTTTATATGCACCTGTTTTTGTGAATAGTGGTTTGGTTTTAAGTTTTACTTTAAGTCTATTTTTACTAGCGCCTATTTTCTTGAGATAATTAAAACCAGTAACTGTTTTAGTTAATTTTAAATTATTAATAATTTTACTACCCAGACTAGTAGTTTTAACTAAATTAAAATCTGTGGTGAGTTTATGTAGTAAAGTTCTATCTGTTAAACTCTCTACTATAAGAATATATTTTTTATATTCTTTGCCTTCAAAATCAAATATAAAGTCAATATACTTTTTAGAGGTTTTGTTTAAGAAAGTTAGCTCTGTATGAGATACTAATTGTCTAGTAGGCTTGTGTTTAGATATTCGGTTAGTATCAAACAAAGTAAATATATTATCCTCATCATCTACTATTACATTTGTAACTAATGCGTTGAGAGACCCACTCGTCAGTGTTATGGTGTTAGTAGAATCATTAGTATAATTATTTTTGTAAATTAAGTTGTAAGGTACGTCTTGGCTTTCTGGTAATCTTTGCTTAATCGCGAAAACATCTTCATTACTAGTAAATGCTATCTCGTTACCAGTTTCTATATCGCTATCAACTTCGTAAAAAGATCTGTAATTATTTTCTGTACTTATAAATATTTTACCCTTTCGGCCGAAAGTATCTGCACTAACTAAATCATTGAGAGAAGTCGCGTTCGATGTCTCGTTAGTGCTTATATCATAAAAGAAATATTTTGATTTTATACCATCGTAAGGATTTATTGATAGGTAAATTCTCTCTTCATTTAAATCAATATCATCAATTTCTAAATTTTGAATTCCAGATAAATCAGTAACCTTACTAATAAGATTAGGATTACTATTGTAAATATAAATTATATTATTTTCTCCTAAAATATAAAATTCGCTAAAGATGTCCTTTCTTGCTACTCCTTTAATTGTTATAGGAGTGTCTCCTTCGAAAATTTCTATTTCATCATAAACTTCGAAGTCATTATTTATTAGTAATAATTTATTACCAGTTGGTAAGTATATATTAGGTGTGACTAAATCTGTATTGAAAACTCCAAAGCCTTCTTCAAAATAATTACCTAAGAGCATGTAGCCTAGAGGCTTACTGTAATCTTGTGCACTTAACCAAAACGTAAAACTGAAATCTCCTTTTTTATCTGTTAAATATCTACCAAAATTATCTCCATCAAAATCTATTTCTAAATCTCTTTTTACTCTTTCTACTTTACCTCTTCCACCTTTAGAGTTTAATATTTCTATATTTTCAGATAAAAGATAATTATTAAGAGATTCTAAATGACTTTCATAATCTAATTCACCTATATGATAATAAGCATAATCGTTATTAGGTTCAAAAGTTAGTCTCGAACTTATATCAAATACATGTGTGGATCGCGCATTAGCTCCTGTAACAATATTATAAAAAGAAGTGCCCGATATTGCATCGCTAAACGAAGAGTATGAAGGATTGTAAAATCTATCTACCCATATTTTATCTCCAAGCTCATTACCAGATAACCAGGAACAGAGATAGGTCGCGTTGACATCATCAGAAAAATAATTATTTTTTACATCTTCTCTTCTTTTAAAAACTTTATCTGCAATGAGTGGATTATTTCCTGCAACTGCCCCTAAATGCTCTATCTTAGAATCATTTATGTTTAATCTATCATAAGGAGACATACTAGATGGAGTAGTAAAATATGTCATCTTAGATGGCGGGAATCTCATATCTTTGGTACCTGTATTGTAGCTAAGATACATTTTATCAAAACCGGTGTTTTGATTATTACCACCAAATATTTTTTCGTATGATCTATTTATGTTATCAGGCTCTGCATTAAAATGGTTTGAAGGTACAAAATACTCTTCATTTGTTGCTTGGTTTTTTAATGGTAAGAAATTAAAAGACAACGTTTCATCTTTCGCTACATAGGAATAATTACTACCAAAAAACAAATAGTTATTACTAATTGACTCTACTGTTGTTGATAAGTCAAGATTTACATCGTCTTTGTTATAACTCGACAAGTAATAACAAAAACTATTATTAACATATTTCTTATCATACGTTAATGAGTGTCTATTAATTTTTAAAAGAGTTGGCGCAGAAGTTGAATTACCAGTAGTTCCAGCCTCTAATCGACTGTTATAACTTGAGTCAATAATAAAACCACTTCCAGATCCGTGGTTAGTAATATACTTCGGAAATAACCTTATACCTTTACCATCAAAGTTATATCTAAATATATGTGATTCGTCTGATGGGAGAGTTGTAGTGAGTTTAACAATTTTGCTAGAACCGACTTTATCAACATATGCATAATATGTTGTGTCATTTATCTCATGAGTAAGGTATAGAAACCTATTTGTACTTAGATTAAATGTAAAGAAAAACTCACTACTTAATGCACTTACTGTTGATTGACTAGTGGTTAATTGCTGTAGAGATATTTGGGTTTTATCGGAATTAGAATACGCATACTTACCATTTACATATATAGATGTAGTAAATTTATTTGTAGCATCAAATGTATAAGGTACTTCTAATTCGAGTACAGAACTTAATGACTTTAACTCTGATAAGAAATATGCAGTATTATAATTTGTTTTTCTGTCTTTGAGATTATTAATTACGTTATAGGTCTGTAATCTAAGACCGAAGTCAAAGTTTTCAGCAAATCCAGTATACAATAATTTCGGGTCAATATTGTTTACTAGCTTTACTGGCTTTACAGTATCACTATTGAACGTATGTATTTTCATTAAATAATTGTACCAGCAATATTACCGCTCAGTAGTCTTTGTTTACCACCACATTTAAATGTTAAAATATCACCTTGTTCGAGTTTTACTACTGTAGCTATTGGTAAAGTGTATTGTCGGTCTCTACCGGAATTGTTAACATCATTAAATCTATAAGTGGCTATTATTTTGCCATTTTTTAATAATTGAATTGTATCATTTATTACACCACCTGATGATTGCTTGGTCTCAAACGTTAAAAAACCTGTTATTTGTAATGTATAAATACCTACTGCAGTGTATTTCCAAGTATTAGTATCGGATGCCGCGGCAACTGATATATTATAACCACTGGTTAGTGAGCTTCCGGTGAAAACTTCCTCTGTGAATGACACACTTCGAAGTTTAGTCTCTCGATTATATCTTGCTGCGGCAAAGCCGATTTTAGAAGTTGTATAGCTAGCTACAGACACATTCGCATCTATTTGAGCCGCTAAATTACTTATGTCTGATAATGCTACTGATAATCTTGAATCTAAGTTATCAGTAGTATTGTTTACTGCGCTAATAGAAGACAATAGACTTTCATGATAGGCATACTTCGAGCTCAAAGCTTCTATGTTTGAAGCTTTTAGTATAGTCTCTCCACTATCTGTATCATCGTTTGTTTCCAGCGCGGCTATTTTATCGTAAAAAGTTACATTATCGGTACCAATAATAAAATCTTTAAAATCAATTAATTTCGTACCATCTGTTGTTTCTATTAAGATGAGATCTCCAATCTGGATTTCTTTTGCTACTTCCAGCTGATCTATATTAATAATTTCATCTTCTAAAGCCATAAAAATATTTATTCCCTATTAATAGTTTATGTAAGCAGTAAGGGTACTACAAGTACTGCATATAGTTGTATCGCAAGCATCTATTTCAAATAAATCTACGAAAAGGTAATTTGCTGATACTGATTTAAAAGCTTCGCTTATTGTACTTGTTACGTAATAATTATTAACAAAAAAGTCTTTTAGATAAATATTAGCGACATCACTCTCACTTACTGATTGAATACCTTTAGCAGCCGATAAAACATTACTACCCAAAACATTAACGATAGGCACTGTAAATGTTTTTACCTGTTCATTACTATTAGCGTGCCATACAAGACAGCCACTAGTATGCATAAACGTAGTATTAGGAATTGCTGGAACATATATATCATCACCAATCGCGGCGGTGACTGTTGGAACTCTTGTTCTAAATTTTACAATTACTCTCTCTCGGGTACTACCTTCCCGTAATACCTTTGCTTTCAAAGGTTTGTCTGAGTTATAAAATATAGTATCAGCTTCTAATGATATTTCTCCAGACCCGGGTACGTTCTCTGTTAATATGTTTTCTGGATTATAAGTAAAATAACCAGACTTATTAATATAATCAAAATTAATTAAATTAATGCCAGCTAAACCTTCATCATCAGTATTGAAAGTTAAAAATAAGTTACTATCGTAATTATCAGTTTGTACAAAATCACATTTAACTAAATTAACATCTGTATAAGTGGACAAAGTTGCAGACGATAAATCAATAGTTAGAGTATGAGTATCTTCATATCCATCGTCTCTTTGAAGATAAAACACTACAAACGTAGATAAGTTATCATATACTGTACTTTCAATTATTTTAGTAAACGTCTCTGCGCTTATAGAAGATACACCATTGGTTAAATTTCTGTAAACTACTTCTTCTTTACTATCTGGATATACTGCTACTATTTTATTAATGGTAGATTCATTTTGATCAATTCCTGTCAAGCTGAATGTAAAGGAATTAGTACCAGATAAACTTATAGTGCCCGTGGTACTCGTATCTTGCCCAGCTAGCTGAGTCCCTGTATCTAATATATAAGTATAGGTTTTCATTTTTAACAATTATTGTAATTATCGCATAATTGTGAAATATCGCTAGAGCATGATCCACAACCACCTGTTGTAATTGTATTATATCTCGCAGATGGTGGACTTACAGGAGAACCACTAGTTACAACGTCTGGTATAGATGGTGTATCTGATTGGATTCCTTGTACTCTAAATTTTTGTAATTCAAAATTACTCACTTTATCTGAGGTAGAAAATGATAACCCCGCTTTTAAGAACTTAGGTACTCGATCATATAGATTAGATAAGTTAAAATTATACAAGCTCTTCCATGTATTACTTGTACTCAATTTACCATATATTCTAACATCGGTACCATTTCTTATATCAATGCGTATATCTTTTGATGTAGCATTAGAATATGCTGTTACTACTTCATGTAGATCTATATCTGTAATTGTACTTGATCTAAATAAAGCTTGATACTTCTGTCTATATCCACCTCGGACACCAATAGTTTTTCTAAAGCTTGTATTTATTGCAGTACTCAAACCTGTACCAGGAAGAGCACCTGGTTTACCATCTTTTGTTGTGCAAAATAAACCACTAATATCAAAACAGATACCAACATAACCCTTTGCCTTTATACCTGGTACTCTGAACTGATTTGGACCACTATCAGTATTTTCAAGGTACGTAGCAGACGCAGGGCTATAACCTATACCACTACCATAACCGTTAAGTACTAATTCATTATTATCAGGATCTGAAATAAATTTTTTAGTTCCTATGCCATCTATATTATTGTAACTAATTCTCGAGTCATCCGCGATTACGTGAATAGGGAATTCTTCTGTATTAGGTTCATATAAAAATACACAAAAACCTTCTCCATAGTTATCAGCATTTATAGATTGACCTGCAGTTGCTATTCCTCTCGCGGCAGATATTGGATCATTATTTACTTGACCCCATGCCCCTGTTACAAAAGGTATAAGAGTATTGGATTGACTATTTTCTTCAAGATTGAAGCATTTATAAGTAAACTCAATTCGCATAACTCCGTCGGATTCTAAAGCTTTTGCGGAAGATTTATGAGTAATATAGCCACCGGAATATCCCATAGGTAAAGCAGAGTTACCTTCAAGCTTGGTACTGATCGTTGAGTATATTGCTTTTGAAAAAACCAAATTATTATTCTCATGCCATGGTCTTATTTTGTAATTAGGTGGTATCTCTCCACCTGAAAAATATGGAAATAATAAACCCAAATTACTATTAAATCCTGCTGTAGTTATACCGTCGATAGTATAATCTTTATGTATATACCCATCTTCAAAAGTAAATTTAGCCTCCGGGTTTTTTGACTCAGGAACTAAGACATGAGATTCTAGCAAATGCATTAAACCGTCTGCATACTGAAAATTGTAAGTAAATATATTAATATCTTTATCTGTATACTTACCTAGAAAAGTTACATTATAGTAATCTGTTTTTTCGTTGTAAGAAATTATAGGTTTAGATATTTCTTCTATTGCTATATTAGAACTGATATCAGGTACAGTAGAATATACATAAGTGTCATTAGTAGAAATTGCTGATATTGAAGTTGTTCTTGGAAATAGAAAGTCAGTCTTATTTGTCTTTCTATTAATTTTGTGCAGCATTGGATATATAGAAATTAACTTATCTCCATAGCATCCATCAAAATCAGCGGAAACAGAGGTTACGGTACATACTAAAAACTCATCTGTTTCTTCTATGAACCAGTAATCAGATTGTTTGCTTGCGAATTCTAAGGGCCCTGCCATATATAATATTTACTATTAAGTTGTAGTTATTAAAGCTCTTGCTGGTTTTTGTATGCTAAATTCATCTCCGTCATAAGAATAATATTCACTAAACGTTGCAGCGGATGTTTGTATTATGATAGTACTACCAACGATATCTAAATTTACGACTTCGTTAGCCGATACTGCACTCAAATGAGTAGTAGGCATTTTTGCTAACACTGCGCTCATTTTTTCATATAGAGTATATATTTTTTGATCATTTACATCTCTTATATAAGCACTACCAACTTCGGTAAATGTTTCGTTATATAATGAAGCTCTATTTACCGTAGCACCATTGCTTTCGTAAACTGTTGAATATGGGCTAGCCAAATTAAGACTTAAATATGGTATTTGTATGTTATTAAAAATAGTAGTCGTATAATCAGGTCCTTTGCAAGGATGATTCGCAAAGGGTCCAGCGTCTACTAAAACATCCCCTAATACATTACCGCAAGTTTCTGTACTCAAAGGCGCGAAAAAGCTAGAAATTTCACCCGTTTGAGCGTTTTGGTGAGATGCTGAACATCCAGGATTATCATTAAATAACACCGTATCGTACATGCCAGTTAAACTTGAATATTTTGTAGGCTCGGCTGCGGTTAAAGCAGATAGAGCGGCATTAAAATATAAGCCATCATATATTTCGCAAGATACTTTTGTTTCAGTTTGACTTACTTTTGATTCTACTGTAACAGTTCCTTTATTATTTCTTTTCGGTTTAGTATTTTTTAATAAAATAAACTCGTTACCATATATGTCATTTTTGATTTGTAAACCAGTATGAGTATTAACTAATAAATCTTTAAAGCGCTTATCTTCTGGATATGAGTTCATGTTAAACCTCTCATACACGTCGTCATTTTTCCATGTTAAATGATCATCTCCTTTCCAGAAGCTAAACTCATCTGATACTTTATTAATACCAGTGGGGGTATATTTTAACGAAGCCTCTCTTGATTGATATCCTACTCCTTTGAGAGAGTTATTATCTCTCACCTTTACACTATTAATATCATACGTTTTTATCCAACTATTATCAGCGTTAAAATTTATCGGTGCTTTAAATTTATTTTTATAAAAGCTAACACCAGGTTGTATTTTAGATGGGTCAGGTATATAATAAAAACCATTGGTAGCAGAAACATCAATGTTAAACGTAAGATTTTTAGATAAAGCGACTCCAAGACCTGCATTGTTAAAACTTAATTGAAATGGTATTTTATCTGCTCTTGTTTTAGAGCCGTAATTATAGCTTACATCCGGATTGTAGTACTTATAAACATAGGCGTTACTATTTTCCGCTTTATATAGAGGAAATAAACCTGCAGTATCAGTATTACCTGATAATAGAAATGTATCTGTACCTATGTATTTATCTTTTATTTTAGAGTAGTAATTTGTAATTAAATTTTCTTGTTTTTTAATTTCATTTACAAAAAATCTATCTGGTAATCTCTCCCAATTAGTGTACGATTGGTTTATACTTAATTTTAATTTCGAGGATGTTCTTAAATACTTACCATTTGATCTTAACAACTGTATAGTTTTTTTAGATAGATTACGCACATCTTTTTTAGGAGATATTCTATTCAAAAAATCAGGAGTAGGAGAACCAGAAGATATATCAAGATTTATTCTATTTGTAGCATATCTAATAAATGATATTTTCAATTTATTACCTAGCTTTCCTAAATTAATTAAAGGGAAAAAATCAGGTTGTTTTATTACTTTTAAAATATGAGCTTTGAGATATTTCTCTATTCCCAACGGGGATGCCTTTAAATTATTTTTTATGGTAGAGAATTTTATATCTTGTCTATAATTTTTTAAACGATTAAATTCTCTATTTAACTGTAAAGTAAAATAATGTACCGCTAAATCTAATTCATATGGATCATCATAATCTATTTGGTTTAAAAAATTTACTACATCAGGTCCGAAAACGTTAATGTTAATATTTTTTAAAAACTCCTTGTAAAGATTAAATCTATAATTACTATCGTCAGCTGTTTTTGTTACTTTATAGTTTTTCCAGTCAACTAGATACGCGTTATACTCTTCTGACATCTGGCTGTAACTAGTGTCTTTATAATAGTCTTTATACTGATTAAACGTTAATGGACTTGTTGTATCTAGGTTAATCATATATTCAATCCGTCTCTGAGTTTTTTATCTATAATTTTATATTGAGTTTTATTGGTCGAATTCCAAGCAGATAATGAATCAACACTATACGGAGTATCATTTAAAACATTATCATAGTCTATAACGCTTTCCTTTTTATTATTGTATCTATTTATAAATGGATAAAAATCATAAATTAAAGATAAGTTAGCTCCGGTAGATGTTTCATCCAAAGGCCAGCCCCAATTGCTTACTGTGCCAAAACAGCTTAAAGGATATTTTTCTGTAGTACCTTTATTAATAGTACTGGTTGGTACTTTCATTGGTTCAATGAGTATATACTCATTATTAAATCTCTGTCTTGCTACGAAATTAGTACCAGCTGTAACTGTGTAAGTTTCAACTGAAATTGGATCCCCTTTGTCTAAGTTAACTCCGTATGCGGAGTTTTGAGTATAGAAAGTATCAAAATTTTGATTATGTTTTTCTAAACCACCAACCAGCTTGCTAACTTTGATAGTTAAAAAGTCATATAGTCTTTTTAATTCCGGTGGCGCTAATAATAAAGAAAAATTAGGCTCTTCGTTGAATATCTTATATAGGTCTTGTAATTTATCTATATTACATTCATCAACATCAGAACTATTTTCTACAAAATTTGCTATTTTTTCGTATATGTTTTTACCATAGAAGCTAGCTTTATCAAAATTTGTTCCTACTATTTTGCCTAATATACCTCCGAAAAAGCTATCTCCATCTTCCGTTAATATTTGTTGTAATCTATAATTCTCTAAAGTTTCTTGATAATTAAAATCTTCGTTATGTTTACTTTCTTGTCCGTTAGTTGTCTCATCAACTGTATAATAAAGTGCGCCTGATATCAAAGGAATATCAGTGTCAAGTATATTAGTTGTGGGTCTAGCTGATACTCCTAAAATTTTATCTGTACTATCATTTATAAAAGGAGTTATATTTAAATATCCAAATGAGCTTATTTGAGTACAACTAGAAGAAACACTATACGGAAACTTATTAGTACTTAAGCTACTTATATTTGAAGAAGAGGTTGAAATACTATGGGTTTGCGGGTCTTCAAGTGGCGGTAAATAAGAGGCATTAAAACTAGATAAGTTATAAATTAAAGCATTAAACGTATTAGCTGTACCATTTTTAACCCCATCCTCGCTTAACGTAAATTCAGGATAGTATTTTAGGATATTACCATCTACATCTCCAACAGCTGCGAATACTTGAAAATTAGAACCATCAATTTTTCTATTATGTACTCGCATATCTTTGTGACCAGTGCTAGTAAAAACTATTGTTTCTGGTTTTGCTGGTTGTACTTTTATATCAAAGTAACCTATATTACTTTCCATAAAATTCATTCCAGCTAAGTTTATATCAGTAGATATGTTATTTACGTAAAAATCTGGTAGTTTATTTTTTGAAGTATCAAGAGCAGCAATTAATCTTACTGTACTAGGTAAGTCATCAAAATAATATATCTTCGGAGAATATAAAGGATCTATTACTGATTCGGCATATAAAAAGGTTCCACGGGGCTCAGTTAAACCTGTTTGATCAATCTCTATCGGGGTCTCCCCATCACTATCTAGCTCGAAATATTTAGGAATTAAATTTACAGTTAACTTATTCGATCGCTTATAATTCCTATCTTCTAAAGTATAAAAAGATCTAAAAGGTAATAAAAAGGCGTATTTATAATTATTATCATATATGTCGCTTTTACTACCACTAGCAGCGAAATATATTGTATTACCGTCAGGATTATAATCTTGCCAAGTAGTTCTAACGTATACGTCTATGCTATTTCGATCTAAGTTTCCGTCCCCTGCTTTAATTGAATAGCTGGAAACCCCTTTCATTAAAGATAGCTCTGTTTCTTTATAATTATAAGCAGTAACATTTTTAGTTAAACTACCCAAATATGATTCTCCGTCTCCGTCGTAGTAAAATACCTCTACTGTATATATTCCTGGATAGTTGTATATATGATTGACTTGAGTAACATTTGCATCAGTAACTGAGGTTCCGTCTCCGAAATCCCAAACTAGTTTAGCTTTACTTACTTTGTTACCTATATTATCATTTAAAGCTCCTGTGATATGAGACGTAAAAGTAAAGTCAGTAATTCCAGTGTACCCAGATAAACTACTAGGAGACACAGTTACAGGAGCCGCAATTCTATTAATAAATGTAGCGCTTTTATTTACTGACATTAGTATTCAACAGTTGTTTGTTTAGTTACCGGAATTACAGATATTTTATTTTTTATAGACTCCATATCTTCTATATAAGGTATTTGAAAATATCGTAACTTGAAATTAGTATCTATAATTTTAAAATCTTTACCATTGTGTATAGGGTTATATACCCCTAGGTTTAATCCTTCTTTGGATAACTGATCATCATCTCTTGCTGTTACAAAACTATCAACCCCCTGTATACTTAAAATTTGACTATTTAAGTTTTGTATATCTATGGTTTTACCTAACTTACAACTAGTAAAGTAATTTTGTAGAATAGTTACAACTTTATTTTTTATAGTTTCATCATTTACTATAGAGCTGTTGTTTCTATAAATTATTAGTTTAGACGAGTCTTTATAGCTTAAAACATTATTTTCTGTCGCTCTTTTAACTGCAAAATCAACAGCTAAATACACAGGGTCTAAAAAGCATATTTCTGCGTTAAGCATTTTATACTTTCTCATTTCAAATAATATTTCATTTTTCAGAGAAGCAGGTAAATAATTAGATCTTGTAACTACAGAATTTCCTTTTTTGAACTTTGGTATAATAGTCAAGAAAATGTTATTAACATTAAAACTATCAGAGTACTGATATTGATTATATAAAGCATTATTGTGCTCTGTGTAACTAGCCATTCCTAATTCATTTCTTGTATAATCTAAAAAGTTATTTACATAATCTGAATTATTACTAGCTTTTATGTCGTAAGTGAGGTTCTTAAAGTTTCTAGTAATAAAGCTTTCATAATCTTGTTTAGTTATTAACTTATATTCAGAACTGAAAAACTTAGGAGTGTTGCTTCTTATTTGTTCTACAGTTTCTTCTGTGCTGTACTCTGTACTATCTTCTGTATTTGTAGCTGTAATTTCAACACTATCATTAACAGACACGTAATTAACAGTTACATCTTTTACATCATTAAAAATTTCATCATACTTTGTAGTATTATAAACATTTATAGTAGTCCCACTAAAATTATTTTTTGTAATTTGCCCTTCTTCTTCAGATGAAGCAATATAGTATATGGCTATTGTTTCTCCTGGTTTTAGTCTTTTACCATTAATATTGTTACCAAATTTAATTTCGTAGTTTTTATTTTCGTTAAATCTGCACTCAAAGGCTCTAGCGTTTGGATTACTTAAATAAAGAGAAGGTACTCTTTCATATTCATACCATCTATCCTCTCCTATAGAAGACGTGGCAAATTCTTTTACAAATATTTTTATACTAAAATGATCTATAGAAACAGAAGGACCTGGTAACAAGCTAACTGTTTCGAAGTCTTCACCAATTGCATTAACGTTAGGATACTCTTTGTATTTACCTTCGTTAAAAAGAGAATTATCTATTATAGTTAAATCTTCTGCTAAGTTATTATTAAGCTTTCTAAAAGAAATATCTTTAGTAGTGGAATATGTTTTGCCTTTAGAAGTAATAAATGAGAATCTAGGTATAGTATAATAACCGGATGATAAATTTGTAGAACCTCTGAGCTCTATAGGTACTATAGAAGATTGTCTACCTAATGGCTTATAGTCTAATAACTTAACTATACGGTTCATATTCTCATACAACTGTGCGTCTGAGAACATAGCTTCTGAGCTAGTTTGATTTAGATAGAATAAAAGCGTATGAAACGAGTATGCAATAACGTCTATGATAGCATTTAAGTTACTACCTTCGAAGTTTTGATCTGTAAATATAGACGGAGAATCATTTAATCGTTGAATGATTAAATCTCGCATGCTTTGCGCGTCAAAAGCTGCGTAACTATCTACAGGTAAATTAAATTCTGTTATATCTGCCATAATTAATTATATCTAAATCCATTTTCGTCTAGAGTACCATCTAGATTCGTTCTTAAATTATTTAAGTCTGGGATAGTTATACTTATAATAACTCTGTATTCGTTATCATTTTCTCTTGCTTCAATATCTACATTATTAAGAACTATCCTAGGTTCATATTCTGTTAATTGTTCTATTATAGTATTACCTATCTCTCTCGCGGTTTCCTCTGTTATAGGTTCAAATAAGTATTGTCTTAAATCTAAGCCGAAGCTAGGGTTGAGTATTTTTTGCCCCGGCATAGTGTTGAAAATATTTTGTACAGAGTTTTTAATAGCATAAGAATCATAATCTAATTGTACATCTTTTTTCTGCCCTGTATCTTTCAAATACTTATTAGATAGCTTAGTCTTTAATGCAAACGGTAAATGAAGATCTGCATATACATGACCTTGCGGTTTCGTTTGATCAGATAAAAAATCTAAGTTAATCGCCATTTTAATTATTTAATAATAAAACAAAAAGCATAAATAATTAAAATGGGAAAATTTAACGAAATATACGAAGAGGTATACCAGCGCTTTGAGAAAACAAGTGCAATTCCCGGAGACTATGTAAAAATACGTTCTAATGTAAAAAGCTCCGACTGGTATAAAAACCTAGACGAAGCCAGGAAGGGCTATGTAGATAATATTATTTCTCTACAAGAAGCAGGTAAGTTTATTTTATTTAGTGCTATTAAATCTACTCAGTACGAAACTAATGCATTAGGTTCTAAAGAGTATATAGCTGATATAACTGTAGAAGAATCCCCTGGTTTTTATAATAATGCTTTATCCATACCTATTGAATTAATTGAATTCGATGAAAAAGCAGAAGTGCACAGAGGTACTAGAACCGATAAAAATAACGAGAAAGAAGAAAAACTTACTCACAAACCCGAGGCCGTAAAAGACGCTCAGGTTGATATAGGTAATAGTTCTAAGATTGATAACGGAGATTATAAATTAGCTTCAGAAAATAAAAGCTATACATCACAATATTTGCCGAGCTAATTCAATTAAGCATGTAAAGAAGTTAATTTCTTTATCAATTACTATATTATTTCTATAAAAGTATTCAGAGACTGTTACCATGCAGTCTCTGTTTTTTTGTTCTGATAATTCTAATTTATTGGTATATAGTTTGTCAAACAGTACTTTAAAGAGAGTATCGTAATCATTGCTAAATGCGCTCTCATTTTCAATTACATGTTTACGTGCCTTGTATATGTTATTACTCTTAACAAAGGAGAGACATGAGTCTATAACGTTCTCTGCAGCATTAACTACATTAATCTGATTACCAGAGATGTTATATTTTTGAATACTATTAATACATTTCCGCAAATCCGGATAGGATTTACTGATCAGCTCGGAAAGATACGATTGCTCGATATTTAATTCTTCTTTTTCTACAATCTGTAGTACTCTCTTAACATACTCTTGTTTAGGGGGTGTTAATTGAAATACATGACATCTAGATTGAAGAGCTGGTATAATTTTGTGCTGATAGTTTGCAGTGAGTACAAATCTCGCAATATCGTGATACTCTTCTATACTGTTACGTAGAGCTTTTTGAGCGTCAAGACTGAGCCCATCACACTCATCAAGTATAATAACTTTAGTGGTACCAAAAATACTTTGTGTTTGAGCAAAATTCAAAACTTTGGTTCGTATGGTATCGATACCGTTTTCATCAGATGCATTAATATAAAGATATTGGGAATTTAGTATATCCCCGATAATAACTTTCGCGAGGGTAGTTTTACCGACACCTGGGGAGCCTACTAATAATAAGTTAGGTAGGTTTCCAGTTTGCTTTATATTATCAAAATAACCACGCGTGTCCTTTGATAATACAACATCATCCAGTTTAGTGGGTCTGTATTTTTCTACCCAGATGTCAGTAATTTCCATGACTCAATTTTTATCAGATGAACCAAAACCCTTATCACCTCGAGCTGTCTCTGTTACCTCATCTGACCAACCAACATCAATCTGAACTAGAGGATATACAACAAACTGCGCGACTGCTTTACCCTTTTCAATTGTTACGTCAGTATCGCTAAAGTTATAAAGCTTAACTCCTAAATCCCCTCTATACTGATTGTCAATAACCCCAAGATGTGGTTGAATATTATGTTTAAAACCTAAACCCGATCGAGGTTCAATACGAAACCAGTAACCTGGTGAAATGTCTGCTACAGTGATACCTACCGGGGCGACAGTAGATCCACGAGCCAAGATAGTAACATCTTCAGTACAGAATAAATCATAGCCTGAGTCGCCAGTAGCCCAAGCATTATTATTAACTTTTGGTAAAATCGCAGCTTCATGAGTTTTTAAAAACTTAACTTTTATTGCAGGTTTATCTACAAAATTCCAATTCACATTTTCAGTCATTCCTATATGATATATATTTCTATTTTATGTTCAAGGTTTAATTCTTAGAAACTTATATAAATATTCCTATGGATGAAGCTAACGACATTATAGCCCAGCTTAAAAATATCCCAAAGGAAGCTAAACAACTAGCCTCTAAAAAAGATATCGAGCCTCTAGAAAAAGAGGAAGTCGAACAATTTATTATAGATCAGTCTTCTAAATTAATCAAGGATAGCATGGAGATGATTGATAACATGAAAGAAGTAGTTTTTCATGTGCCAGATGCTGACAATGTTTCTTCTCTTGCAGAGCTAGTAAAGGCATCAACAGGAGCTATTGAAACCTTGAATAAGCTTGTAACACAGGATAAAAAATCCAAAACTCAATTGCAAGTAAAACAGCTAGATATACAATCTAAACAATTGTTACAAAATAATGAACAAGAACATAGATTAAAGATATCTAGAGAAGAAGTGCTGAAAAAATTAATTGACGGTAAAGATATTATTGAAGCTGATAGTTTACCCGAGTAAATCTTTTGTATTGAATTTTTTTTCTGTTTGTATTTTATTGCCTAATATATCTACATTAACTTTATCTCCTTCAATATCATTTGTGAATTGAACAGGAAATATTTTTTGTAAATTATTTAACTTATAGTTAAAAACGTATAAAAGAACTTCATATAGATTGCCTACATGATCTGCGACTATTTCTAAGAGCTCTGGCTTATTTTCTATCAGTCTTTGTAAATGATGATAGTCTGTTGTTAGGTTAGATTGATGCGCTGTATCTTGAGAACCACCATCGAATATTTTATTAACATTTTGATTAAAAAGACTATTTACTTTAGTACTTGAATTCAATATATTAGATTGAAAATTTACGTTTAATTTATCTTGTAATATAGAAGTTAACGGACTAGGTATTGTTGTATCAAACTCTACATCTTCTACAGTAGTATATCTCGCACTTATATTCTCGTCTTGGCGAAACATATTAGTTATACTATCACTAAACGTTTGTAGAATTGTTTCCTCTATATTGATTTGTTTTTTTAATTCTTCTTTTACTTTAGGGTGTGTTGTATGGAACTTATCTAGCCAATAAAGAATGAATTCTGGTTGTAGACCTTCAATTTTAGTTAAAGAGTTTTTCCAAAAATTAGATTCTGATGTTATAGGATCTACTTTTTGTTTGCAGTTTATATAATCATTATATAACTCATACTGATCCTTATACTCTATAAAAGGTTTTTTTTGATTAACAGCGTTAATCTGTAAATCATATGTACTAGTAAACTTGTTATTTACTAATTCGTGTAATAATGTTTTTGATGGTATAGTACTCATGTTATATCAAGTTCATGGAATTTAGTACAAATTACTTCTGTAGAAAAACTATTTACTTTAAAAAGGTGTTTGTAACCAACTACAAACCAACCACCATTTAACTTATTTGTCTTTTTATTTTTTATACCAGCTTCATATTGTATATTAACAAAATTACCTACATTGAGATTATACACCCCAGGGCTTCTCATTGTAAGCATTGTTGATAAATTAATTAAGTTTTTAAATAAAATATTTTTACCTTCATATCTACTAGAATTTTCATCAGGATTAGTTGAGTAAATTGTATTGAAATAATTGTTATTTTTAATTCTCACATTTTCAACTCTATTGATAGATGTATTAACATTTAGAAGGTCATTATTAATATAACTACTAAGATTATCGATAGTATTATCTTTCGAAAAAATGTTAAAATATTTTGATTTAAAGTCATAGTTTATAACTTTGTGATTTACTAATCGATTTAACGTGTGTTTTGAGTTTTCATTATAAACACTGAAATCTGAAATCCTAAAAGAGAATTTATTATTTACATTTTCTTGAGGAGATTCTTCTGAAGTCAAAAAGAAATTACCACCGTAGTTCTCTGGATGGTTAGCAGCTAAGTATTCGTCGTACATTTTTTTTATACTATATAGACCGAATTTATTATTTCGTTGTAATAAATATAAAAAATTATTATCTTGATCTAATGCTTTATCTAAAAGATAGTCTATACAATCTAAACTACTATCATTTATATTTGAAGTAAAATTGGTTTTATTGGATGAAATATACCAGTTATCGTCATCAACAAAAAAACCATCTAACGTATTTTCAAATACCCGTTTGATAGCTTTACTAACATTTACTTGCCTGTCATTATCGGATAATTGGGTTACGTCTGTGATTTTTTCTACAAGTTCAGACGTAGAAAAAAACGATTTATTATTTTGTAAATAAAACAGAGAAGCATTTTCTAAATATAAAACTTTTGTTTTTGTGTTTTCTACCATTTCTGATGATTCATCAATAACATTAAAAACATATAGTTTAGTACTCTCTTCCTTTTCTCTCATCATTTTTATAAAAATGAGATTTTCTCCTGTCTCTTCAAAATTATATTCTATTTTAACATTCTTTTTAGGAGAATATAAGATATCAAATCTATTGTTATCGTTTTTTATTTTTAGTAATCCCTTATAAAAAGGAGAGTTAATACTTTCTTCGACTTCTAAACTAACAAAATTATCTATAGGTATTTGCAATAACGTTTCTTTATTACGAAATGTTATTTCAAATTTAATTCTTTCCCCATCTACTATAATATAAGAAGATGCATCATTGAATTTATTATTTGGTAGGCTTACACTAGGCATTATTTAACTTTTTGATTTGTGTTAAAATATTTTTTAAATATTCTTTTTTAATTATTTTAAGTTTTGATCCAGGAGTTAAATATTGCACGGGGTTTTTTATATTATTACTTAAAACAATAAACCACCATAAATCTTGTGTTCCATAAACTTTATAGCTTATAGCAGTGTATGGTAATTTTTGGTCTATTATTTTATAATAAAATATTTCCGGATTTAAATTTTCTGGAAATTTAACTGTTTTGAGAATATTGTAAAAATAATATCCATTATTCTTTCCTAGATTGAAAATACCTTCGTATCTTGTATCTTGTAAGTTAGTTAAATCTAAAATTTGATTTTGTTTTTTCTGTAAATCTTCTATTTTCATCGCACTACATTAGTTGTTATTTTATCTTGTAAGCTATGTAAAAATAAATTTTTGGTTTCTGGTAATAAGCTTTTAAGCTCTATACTAACCTTAAATGCTTCCGGTATTAAAGTTTTAAAGGTCTTTAACTCAAGTCTACCTTCTTCGTCTTGTAAATTTAAAAATATTTCTTGAGGTTGTCTATTACCTACACATTCGACAGATAATGCAGATATATAACTATACAGGTATGAAAATACACCCGGGACCTGAGCTTTATATATAACGGGTGGATCAAAAAATAATTTATTTCTCCTATTCGGTAAGTTTTGGTATAATAATAGAAATATTAATTCCCAATTATGTTGAAAACTATTATACCGTCTGTTATCAAAATAACTATCGTAGGTATTATCCAATATTAAGCTCAATCGACTTGTAGGACCTTCACTTGCATATGAAAATGTTTTAGCAAAGTCTACTCCAAATCCTGTAGATATTTGCTTAGCAACATCACTTGCAGTGTTCATTCCTTTTATTATACTACTAACGCCTGGTACATTACCTAGACCCTTATTAAAGTCAATATCTTGCCAGGCATTACTTATGGATTTCCAATTATCTTCAAAATATGGAACTATGTATTTAAAATTACTCGCAGTTACCCCGTACATGTTTTCATAAGTTTTCATGTATTTGTAATCCCCTATAGGTATTCCACGTGAAACTAAATTTTGATTTTTAAGAAAACTTAAAGTATCTTTAGTTAAACTTTTTCCAGTAAACGCAGCATCCTCCCCAACTGCATTTTCAGGGTTGACTAATAAATCCCCATAAAAATCAAACACCGTATCTGCAACACTACCTTCAGAAACAACCGCGGATTTTAAGCTCTTTAAAGATGAAACCGCAGTTTCAAATATGTTTTGTACGTTAGTTATAAAACCAGGTTGAGTTACATAATATTCTCTTAAATGAAGTACTGGTATATTATCTTGCAGATAATTATTATCTTCTCTTCTCTGAGTTTTAGTCCATTTGAAATTTTTTGATACATTTATTATTCCATTACCAATTATCGGTTCCGGAACTGGAGCTATTTTGCTTCCAGTATCAACCCCTTGAATTACATCCCCGAATGTAACTTCATTAAGATATTCAGGATTTGAATTTAATTTGAAATAGCTACTCATATATTAACCTGCGATCATTTGTCTTTGTCTCTCTCCATAATCTGCACCAGGTGCAGAAATATTAGTACTGCTTGATACCATTACGTTGTTATTTGCATTACTTATGAATTCTCTCAATTCTTCTGTTAGGGTTTCAAATGTTTCTGTATTTTTATCTACACTCTCTTGTAATGTTACTGATGGCATAACATTTTCTTGCTCTAATATTCTTTGTTGACTCTCTGCAGCATCAAAATCAAAATTTTTGTATTGTTCTACTAATTTAGCTCTTGCTTCCTTTTTAGATATACCTTCTTGAAGAGCCATTTGCTCATAATATTTTCTACCCTCTGCAGTACTTAAGTAAGACTGTAGGTCTCCAGTTGATTCGAAATCCATGAAGTTGAGCTTTTTTAGGTCTCCCATTTCAGCAAGCTTTTTTTGTCTTGCTTCAGGAGTGTTTTCTAATTCTTTTTGAGCTTTTTTTCGTTCTAATATTATTTCTTTTTGTGCGTTAATTTCATTCTGTAAGCGAGTCTCTTCATTTAACTTCATTCTATCAGCATTAGTTTGCAACGCCATTGCGATTGTTTTAGAGTTATTAGTAAAACTATACCAAACTCGCCCAAGAGCACCCTTTTCTAAAAATTCTTCAGTTTGCCCTTCGAGTACTTTTTGCCTCTCTTTGGGGTCCATAGTAAGAAGTTTACCAGCTTCATATACTTCCATCCCAGCTCCAACGATCCCAGCACCTTTAGCTAACATTTTTACACCCGGGACTTTTTGTATTGCGCCTGCAACTTTACCGACCGTTTTCAACGTATTAGCAGTACCCTTTGCAACAGCACTTACTGTTTTTGCTGTAGCGCTCGCAGTTTTACTAGCAGCAGCTGATCCTTTTGCAGCTGCTTTACTTATCATAGCACCTGTACTTTTCGCCGCTGCTGATACTCCTTGAGATATGCTTTTAGCAGTAGAACTTATTCTACCTGGTGGTCGCGACCGCCATCCTGGAGGCCTAGCCGAAGGTGGCTTAGGTGTTGGTTTAGGTGTAGGTGGCTTAGGTGTTGGTTTAGGTGTAGGTGGCTTCTTTGGAGGTTTAGGTTTTGGTTTAGGAGTTGGGGTTTTTGGTGTACCAGGAGCTCCTTTGAACCAGCTAGTAAAACTATTAAAAGTATTTTTTATAGCACCTAGAGCTGATGCTGCAGAATCATATATCTTAGGAAACATTCCTAAGGCTGTAGTTAGTTTCATAAAAGGCTCTAATAAAAGTCCAGCTCCTATAGCAGCTAGACCTGCTAAACTAAGCATGCCAGCAGTACTACTTTTATTGCTCTCTATTTTATTATCCTTTTTTGTTTTAGCAGCTATTTCTGTTAGTTTTTTCTTTTTTAGTTGAGTATTAGTTTCGTCTTCGTAAGAATTAGTCTTTTTAATACCATTAATATAGTTACGTACTATATCTCTCTGACTTTCCATTAAACCTCTTATACTCTCTAGTTTTTGTACTATTGTAGCATTATCCGCTTTTAAAGCCTTATCAGTATCTTGATTACCTTTAGTTGTTTGATTTATAGTCTCTCTAGAACTATTTTTAATTTGACTTAATATTTTACCTGTAACTTCACCCAGACCACTACGAAGCGCATTAGTTTGTTCTATACTATATCTTACGTTACTATCAAGAGAGTTGATAGATTTATTAGTATTTCTCATATAGTCTCGAGATACCTGCCTATAATTACTTTGGCGTTTATCTTGCTCCCTTATAAGATTTAAAACTTGCGCATCAATAGCCATTTAAAATATTTAATTTAGAAATAAACATTTACCCGAGAATAAATATTTTTATGGCAGATATTAAACAGACTATACAGGATTTCTATAAAGTCGCTCAGACTAAAGATTTCGCTCGTAACTATCAGTTTCGAGTCCTTGATGTTTCTAATAAAGGAGCTTCTGTATTTACAGAGGATCAATTAGTTTACGCGACGACAGCTAGTATTCCGGGTAAGAAAATTAAACCAGTTGCGGTACCTTACTCAGGATTTAACTTTAACATTCCAGGACCGGTAGAATATAATTTAACAACTGGTTATCAAATTACCTTCTATCTTGACGCTCAGAGTAGTGCAAGAATTGCAATGGAAAATTGGGTGACCGAAACTTTTGATGAAAGTACTTCTATAGGAGATCAGACATTACATAATGATAGTACGATCACATTAGCGCAGCTTAATGGAGAATTCGAACCTATTCGTACTTATAAGTTATTTGGTGTTTTCCCAGTTGAAGCAGCAGATATGCAATATACTATTAATTCTACTGATGGTCAGGTAGTTACATTTAACGCATCCTTTGCTTACCAATTCTTTAGAAGAGATAACGAAGTTGGACAAGTTCTTAATAAGATAGGTAAATTACTTTAAATATTATACAAAAATCCGGTATCAGATTCTATATTAATTTTAAAGGTTTCTGATATTTTGTCATTTATAGTACTGGTAAAGCTGCTTAAATTGTCTAAAGCTTTATAACTTAAGACATTATATAATTGATAAAGGTCTTCTGGCTTACTCACAGAAGACCTTTTGTCTTGTACATGTATGTCTACACTTTTTACAAACTTAAAGGTATTATAAAAAACAATATCTTTTGTTTCCGTATTTGAGGCAGATACTAAATCTTTAAGTTTTTGTAATGAAGGATAATGTAATTCAATTTTGTATGTTAAAGGCCCGTCTACTACTTCTGCAGAGGTTACATCAATATCAAAAGAATTAGTTGATATATCTTTTAAGATATCAGTTAAATTAAGTTCTGTGTATTCTGCATTTTCTTTTTCTCTTAAAGCAAAAATTAAATATAAAAAATCTATATAATTTAAATCTTCTTGTATACGTGAAGAGACAATATCAAACAAGTATTTCAAATAATCAATAGCAATTTCACTATTACTATCTTTATCGAAAATGTCATTAATAATATTCAATGAGTCAATACCATAACGTTTTATATTAATAGACTTTTTACTATAAGGTAATTCTATATTAATATTGTTATTATCATTAATATATTGTAATATTTCTTTGATATCACTCATTTGGTTTGTCATACATTTGCTTTAATAATTTATAGTACTTACTTATTTCTTCAACTGTCATTGTATTAAATTCATAATGACTGAAATTGCCTTCCTTGAACATTATAATTCGTATTTTCCGTAGATAGTCTAAATGATACTTACATACATAAAATAATAGTTTATATAATTCCTGCGGGCTGTATGTAAATAATTTTTTATGTTTTTGAGATTTAGTGTTAAATATAATTATATTATTAAGTTTTGATATAATTTTATCTTCAACAAAATTTGTTAATTCTTTGTACTCTTTCACAGGCAAGGTATGCAATACCTGTTCTATTTGCGAACGAGATAAATTACAATTATTAATATCTATAATACTTGTTCTTATATTTTGTTTATATGTACCAAATATTATCCTAGGATAAGTGAGTTTAAATTCTAATTGTTTACTATTAAAGGTAAAAATTTTATAGTTAGGTATATCTACAAGAAACTCATTACTAGATAAGGCTAGTTCCCCTTTGTCAATTTGAAAACCACTGAACTCAGAAACAGAAAAAATAGTTTGTTTAATACAATGAAAATAATCTAGTACTGTATCAAATTTAGATAGATATTCGAATACTGCTTTACTATTATATGTTTCTAGTTGTTTTGATAAGTACTCTATATCATTAAATGCGAGTGAGCTCGATATCATACCTATTAAACTTCCATTGTATACGATGAGTGTTTACTGTAGGATCAGAAGCATATTCATATGAATCTTTACTCTCAGTATCAACAGGTATACAATCATAGAAGTTATACATCTTTCTTACGATTGTATTGTTGCTTTCTTTATTGACTCTTTTTCCGAGAAAAACAACTGTAACATTAGTGTATAAAGCGTTTGTAAATGAACCATACCTACTGATTAATCGTATCCAAGGCTTGAATATAAAATCATTTAAACTTAAATTAGTATCATAGAAAACAGTTTTTAACCCAGTAGTATCTATTGATCTATTTGCATTTACTGTTATAGGTAAATAACCATTCACTTGAGAGCCATGAGGTATAACTTGAGTATCAACTTTATCATCAGGTAAATCCACTCCAGTAGTTAGGGCTTGTATTTTGTTTGTTTGAAATACTTCTTTAGTAGGGGAGATTCCTATTCTCCCGTCTTTTGCTGTTTCACCAATTGCTCTATATAAATCATCTGTTAACGCATCAGGAATGGAATATGAAACGTAGAACAAATTAGAATCCGCTATGGTAGTATCATACTCTAAAAGTCTGTTATAAAACTCTGAAATTATACCAGCTCTATCATTAGTTGGATATTGTATGCCTACGCTCATTTAAAATATTTATAAAAAAAGCTCGGCTTTCGCCGAGCTTTGCATAACTATGAATATTGTATTTTACTGACCAACTAACTCTTCGAAGTTAACATCATTATTAACTGCGTAGAAGTTAACCAAGATAAACTCAGCAGCACGAACTGGTTTTAAGTAGATGTCTACCACCAATTCATTGTTGTTAATTCTATCCGTTGTATTATTTCTTTCGTCACATACAATTAAGTAATCATAAACACCCTCCGTTTGCTTAGCGTTTTCAAAAATAGGTGTTAACGTGTTTACTACCTTAGTACGAGTTAAGAATGTATTCGGTTCAAAGATAAAATACTTCATTACTCTCTTAGTGCGCTTTTCTAGATCTAAGAACAATCTACGAACATTAATTCTATCAAACGCAGTAGGTTTCTTTTGAAGTGTCTTTTGACCGAATATAACAATACCTTCGTTAGGGAACTGAGTTACAGGATTAAGAGCAACTCTGTACAACTGATCCCTTTGACGTTGAGTTGGACTGATTGCTATATCATTTACACCTGTTACAACACCGCGAGTGAAACCTGCAGGTGCAAACCAAGGCGCAAAGTTAGCATCGTTACGAGCAAATGTTGCAGCAGCTATTCCAGAGAATGGAATCCATATTTGCTTATTAGATGTTGCATCGTAAACTTTCGCCCAGTTAGCGTACACACAAGCATAATTACTGTTAGCAATTCCGAACTGATGCCTTAAAGGCCAATATACATGCTTGCTAAAGTTTTTAGATTTATCATCTAAAGCTTTAGCGTTGTCACCTTGAACAACAATGTTACGCAAAATATCTGCAATAAAGATATGATCTTTACGAGTTTGTCTTGCGAATTGTTCAAATATATTGTATATTGATCTATATTTGTCTCTAATATTAATTTGTGCCTGCTCGGTAATATTTTGAGATGTGGTATAGAATCCCGTACCATTACCGGTTGCTGTTCCAATATTCAAGAAAGCGGTATCTTCGAAGCCACCGGCAGCAACTAAGTCTGCATCGCTACCATATTCTTGATTCGCAGCAATTGTACCTAAGCCCGCTTCAATGGAAACATCAATATTGAATAATTCCACATTGGAGGCTATTCTGAATACTCTATCTAACTTGTTGTAAATACTACCTAAGTTCTTACCAGTAGTAATCGTGCCTGTATCGACAAATGTACCAAAAGGATATATACCAGGTATATTACCGAAGTTAGCAGTACCGTTAAGAAGACCAACTGCTGATGAAGCAACGGTGCTACCAGTATTAGCTGCCATAACATTGTTAACAATACTAGCATTACTATTAGAAGATTTTGCTGTTCTTACAAATTTAGTAGGAGCATCACCGGTACCAGATGTCCAGTCTCCGTCGTTTCTACTAATGTTAGGATTAACAAATACTTTAACATCAGCAGATTTATCATCTCTTGCTTCTAAGAAGAATGACTTATTACCGCTTCCATTTTCATTTTGTATTGACCTGTAGTAATTTAACGAACCAGTAAAGCCTTCAGCAAGGAAATAACTTAACTTAAGGTCGTCACTTGCAAATGGTGTTATACGAGATTTAACTAATCCAAATGCTACAGTATCAACAAACTCTGGACCGTTAATGTTAAACTCCGGTACATCTTCAATTGATCTACTAACATTTGTTGTTTCAGATAAGTTCGTCGCACTTAACGCATAATCCAATCTAGAGGTAGGTACTTCAGAATAAGAATCAGCACTAGTAGTACCAGTATTAGTTACTGTATATTGCTTTCTTACTCCGTCAAAGTCTGTAGCTGGGTTGAAGTCAGTGTTATCAATAATAGTAGCATAATATCCTTCATACTTCTCGTTAACACTTGTCTTACCAGTATTCAATACAATAATACCCGCGCCAGCTGCGGTAAGAATATTTGCACTTGTGAAACTAGTAGTAGTGTTTGCTACTGTATTAGTATTGCTCCAAGTGAACTCTCCGTTAGCTACTTTATTGTATGTTGCTTCATCGAGTTCAACTAATGTAGGCTGACCAATAATATAATATTCACTACCAGATAGACCTTCAGTGGAATATCCAGATAAAAGATCAATATCAGAAGAATATGCTTGAGCGCTTATGATACTTTTACCGCTAACTGCTTTTAGCTTCGTGTCTGCAACAGCAGATAAAGTATGTAACTCCGCGGCTGTTGATGAAATAGCTTTTACGCTAGTAGATACGTAACTTAATTCACCGGTACTGTCATCTTTAAAAACCCCTTCAATAAAAATGGTTTGCTGACCTACCAAATGCTCCGGGGCATCCTCAGACCAGACATTTCCATCAAATGATAACTTTAAAGTTTCCCCGGGTTGGGAATCTATAGCTGTAATAGCTTGAGTTTGAGGAGATACAACAGGATATACTTGCGCAGTATATTTTTGAGTACCTAACCCGTTACCTGTACCATAAGGTAGACGAGATACATAGACATTAGCATCACTGTTAAATACTTGACGCACACTGTGATAAAAATATCTTTCAGCGGCTGTTGTTGGTTTACCATAAATTTGTTCGAAATCTGCAAAAGTACCAACATTAAGAATTTCATCTGTAGGTCCTTCATTAGAAAACCCTGGGATAAAGACAGTAGTACCAACGTTAGCTGGTGCTCTCAATGTTTGATCAATTTCTCTGATTTCTACACCTGGAGATTGAATTGTTCTTCTAGACATAGTTGTAACTTTCTTTAATTATTTATTGTTCCTTAATGGAAAGTTGGGATTTATTATTAGTTGAAAAC